TATTCTCGGTGGAAAAATTCAGGACAGATTAAAGTCTTTTCTTTGATGTTTTGGAATCACCCTGAAAAAGGAAAAGGGCGATTTGTTCTTCAAGACGAAGTTACTAAAGAATATCAGATTTCATCACCTTGGTTAGAAAAACAAAGAGAGCGGCGAACACCGCGAGAAATTGCAACAGAAATATTGGGGCAAGATTTAGAAGCTGGTGATGTGTTTTTCACTTTGTCTCTTATTGACAAACACATTGCTTTATATGCCCGTGAGCCAAAAGAGCGGTACAATATTAACTTAAAAGGCAAAATACCTAATGATTTGATTCCACAGTTATTAAGACAAAGAGATTCTAAACCATATTCCATCAAGAAAACAAAAGACGGAAAATTAGCGGTTTGGGAACAACTAATAGATGGCAGGCCAGACCAGAGTAAGACATATATGTTTGGCATTGATGTATCAAAAGGCCAAGGAGCAAGTGAATCTGTTGTCTCGATTAAATGTAAACAAACTGGAGAAATCATTGCTCAATGGGCTTGCCGCAATACCCCTCCGTATGAACTTGTTCGTGTTGTGATAGCTTTAGCATTGTGGTGTGGTGGGGCTAATCCACAACGGCTGCCGTTTATCAATTTTGAACTTAATGGCCCTGGATGGGATTTTGGTAGACTGGTTGTTAAAGAATTTCATTATCCATATTATTATCGTTCTGAAACAATTGGGCGGGTATCGGACAAGAAAACTGATAAATATGGTTTTCATGTTAATAGGGAAAGCAAAGAACTGCTGCTCCGTTCATTTGAACGAGCAATGATGCAAAACAAAATAATAATTCACGACAAAAGAACATTAGAACAAAGCAAATATTATATTTATCAACCGAGCGGCGGTGTTGGGCCTGCTGATTTGACAGACAGAACGGCGGCAGAAAAATTGCTGCATGGTGATAGAGTTATGAGTGCCGCCCTTTGTGTAGATGACAAAGAAGTAGCTAAACCCAAAAAACAGTTCAAGGGGCCGCCACATAAATCTTGGGGCGCACGTTATGAAGCTTGGAAGGAAAGAAAAAAACAGAAAAATAAGGGGTGGAGAAAACCATATAATTTAGCATAGGGGAATAAAATGAAAGTCTATGTGGTAATACACGGTATTCATTTTGAGGGATATGATGTAGTGTCTATATTTTCTACAAAGGAGAAAGCAGAACAATACATAAGAGACAACAAACTTATGGATGATGGTTGTGAATATTTTGATATTCTTGAGTGGATTGTAGATGAATAAAGGGGAATAATAATGGCTGAACAACAAGAAGCAATTCATAGTTTTTTTGGATTAACTTATTCCAATTATCTTGTATTGCCGCGTAGTGTACTTCAATCTATGCCGGATGAATGGCAATATAAATTTGTGAATTTAATCGAACAGATTCCAAAGACTATTGATGAAGATTTTGAACCCGCTGGTGGATATAGGGTATTTGCATTGGATGAATATAAAAGATTTGCAAAGGACCTTTATTCAAATTATATGCGAGGAAGAAGAAAATTAAAAACAAAAAATGGAGAGGGAAACAGTGGAGGAGTTAAGCGCCAAGAAAGTTTCACAAGCTGTTAAAGAGGGTTTTGACCGCTTAAATCACTTCCGAAAATTACGGACAATGTTTATCCGTGATTACATGACCGATTACATGGTCCGCGAACACGGATACACTGGTGAAAAGCCTATCAACCTTGTGTTTCTTACTATTCGCACACTCATACCTAATTTAGTGTTAAAGAACCCGCTAAATAAAGTAACTACCAAAATAATGGCATACAAGGACTATGCTGAAATTTTAGGTCTTGGTTTGAATGAGCTTCAAGAACAGTTGCGGATGAAAGAAATTTTGCGGGCCGCTGCTGTGGAAATGTGCTTTAGCGGGTTAGCTGTTTTGAAAACCAGTATTGCTGCCAGTGGAATGTTGTTACCAATAGAACCAGATGCAGATGTGGATCCTGGCCAGATTTATACTGAACTTCTTAGTGGTGATGATTTTGTTTTTGACCCGATGTGCAGAGCATTTGATAAGGCTACATTTTTAGGGCATCGAATCCGATTACCACGACAAAAACTTTTAGATGCTGATGGGTGGAACAATGAGCTTGTAAAAACCCTTCCGTCAATAGATAGTAAACCCAAAGACCAAGATCGGGCAGAAAATATCTCAAAAGAAGATACACAATCACAACAAATGCAGAGTTTACAGGATTATGTAGAAATAGTAGAATTATATTTCCCAGAGGCGGATGCAATTGCCTATATTCCTGACCCGTATTTGTTGCAATTAGATGATTTTCTAAAAATCCAAGATTATTATGGGCCACATGGCGGGGGCTATTCTTTTGGTTATTTAACGCCGCCGATACCGGATAATCCATTGCCAGTTGCACCTGTGGGGGTGTGGCGTGATATTGGGGACATGACAAACAACTTGTTCCGAAAGTTAATGGACAAGGCAGATCGGCAGAAAGATGTACTACTTTATTCCCCTGCAATGGCTGATGAGGCAGATGCGGTTCTTAAAGCAGCAGATGGTGATTCTATAGCTTCGCTCAATTATTGGTGGAACCTGCTTGCTGGCAACCCTATGCAAGTGGGCGGTTTGTCTGGTTCAACTCAAACTGGAACGGCTACCGAATTTCAGGGGCTACAAGGCAATTTGGCAGTGGGCCTAAATGATATGCGGGATATGATTTATGATTTAGCCGGTGGTGTTAGTAAAAATCAGGGATGGTTTATGATTTATGATCCGCTTATCAATATGCCATTATACAAGCGCACCACTGGTGGAGATGAAGTCCAAATTTGGCTGACACCCGAACAGCGGCGTGGTGAATGGCAAAATTATACATTCGATATTGTCAAGCGATCTATGCAGGTTATGGACCCGATATTGCGGACCAAAAACATAATGGATTTTTATAGAAATGTTTTGCCTGCTGTAGCGAGTGCTGCAATACAGTTGATGCAAATGGGACATCAATTTGATTTACCCAGGGCACTAATGCAGGCGGCTGAAGAATTGGGCATTGCCGATAGTCTTAGTGAAGTTTTCAATGATCCAAAATTTCAGGAGCGGATGCAGATTTATATGCAGTTAGGGCCACAGAAAGAAGGCAAGGGAATGTTGAATCCGGCTGCTGTGAATCAGCAGGGCGGGTTTCCTGGACAGAGACCAGTAGCAAGTCCAATGCAAGAACAAAGACAAATAGCCCAAGGAACAGCAGCGATTGGGCAGTCGGCGATGAGGACAGTATAATGGCAAAAGTGGTTAAACCAACTCCTAAAGAATGGATAGAAGTAAAAAAACGATTATTTAAGAAATACCCCCAAATGAGAAGTTGGTGGAAAAAAAGTCTTACCAAAGCACAAAGAGAGCTTGAGCGGCGAACATCAGAACGAATTAAAACAATTAAAACAATTAAAACAAAAAGAACCAGATGGATAGAAAGTGAACTAAAAGCAGCAGGTTTATCAGAGGCAGATATAGCCCGATTACAAGGAAGAAAATAATAATAGGAGGGGGAATGCCACTATACAGTTATGTTTGTAGCAAATGCGGAGAGACAAAAGAAGTTTCCCGTTCAATGAAAAAAGCAGACAAAGCACCGCTTTGTGAGTGCGGGCAACGGATGACGCGGGATTTCAAAACAGATTTGTTTAATTCTGGCGATAAAGAATACGGTAAGCCGATTCACAGTGATGCACTTGCTATTATGCCGTCACAAGTGGAGGAGCATCAGAGAAAACACCCTGATGTGCCATTGGATTCAGAATGTCGGCCAGTTTTTACATCATATAAACAGCATCAGAAATATCTTGATGAGACTGGATTTAGAAAACAGAAACAGAAGATACGGAAAAAGGGGAAAAGAATAAAATAACGCTTATTAGCAACCAGGGTGAATTGTAGTAGCCCTGCTTACCCTATCTAAAGCGGAGGAATTCAAATAGATGGCTAAAGACGATTCAATGAAAGGTTTTGGCAAAGTAATGCCAGAAAAAGGAGATTATGACAGCGATGATGTCGTAAGTAAAGTACAGAAGCACTTAAAAGAACATGGTGGTGCGGAGGATGATGTTGATCTGGATGCAACCTCTACCCCAGAGTCAGAAGAGAAACCGACAGATGATTCTGATTCTACCCCGAAACCAGATGGTGTGGAATCGGCAGATGATGATGATTCTACCTCGGAATTCGATGCTGAATCGGCAGCGGAAAAAGATGATAGCGGTGATAAAAAAAGTGGCAAAAAAGGTGATGAAAAACCCGCTATTCCAGACAACCATTACCGTGCCTTAGTACATTCTGGATGGAAGCCGGAGAAGATTAGTTCGGTCTATGAAAAAGACTCAGAGTTATTGCTTGAGTTGGCAGAAAAGGCTTATGCCGATGTCAACAGTCTTTCTCAACAATTTGCTCAACTTGGACGCACGAGAATTGAAATGGAGCAAAAATTGGCGGCCCAAAAGCCGTCACAAGCTCAAACTCAAACTCAAGCGCAGCTCCAGCAACAAGGGCCAGATTTAGCCAAGTTGAAAGAACAATATGAGGAAGACCCGTTTGGCGCTACTGTTGAGTTGTTGAAAGCATTTGGACCACAAGCCCAACAGCAACAACCACAACAAGTTCAGTCACAAGAGCAAATATTATCAAAGGAACAGTTCCAGGAGGACTTGGCGCTGACACAACAGTTGAATAGTTTCTTTGGTGATAAAGAAATGGAACCATATCAGGAGTTTTATGGTTCTGTTTATGATGACAATGGGCATCCTTTCATAGATACCAACCATTTGTCTTCAGGCCAGCGAACAAATCGACAACAGGTGTTAAAAACTGCCGATCAGATTCTTGCTGGTGCTGCATTTCAGAATGAAGAGATGCCACTTCAACAGGCACTTTCTATGGCTCACATGATGGTTTCTGGGCCGATAGCAAAGCAAATTGCCAGAAAAGAATTGACATCTCAAGTTAAAAAGAAAGCCAAGGGAGTGACTTTGAAACCGAGTTCGGGGACAAAACTAAAACCCCAACGGAAAAAGGAAGAAGGAAAAGAAGAGAAACAATTGGAAAAGGATACAGAGACGCGGATAGAGCGTTATAAGGAGAACAAACCTCTGAAATAACGGAGAACTATCACGCATCTCTGATAAGGATTGAAGGAGGGAGAGTAAATGCGTGATTTAGATAGTCTCGGCGATCTTCTTAGTCTAACTCTTGCCGATCTACCTAAGCAGTATTTTGAGGTAGGTTGGACACACCAAGAGTATGAAGCCGCGCGAATTTATAACAGCGAATCGATGCGAATTGACGGTGGAAAAAGTATTGATCGGCGGATCATGCTTTCAACTACCGGCAATGCTCGCTATCGCAAGTACTATGATATTGATGAACCGGCGGTTGGCGACAACATGCACGAGATTTCGGTGAAATGGACTCGCCTTAGTACAAACTATTCATGGGACGATCTTGAGCTTCTGCATCAGATGAATTCCACAAAAGGCTTTATCCGGCTGATTAAAGAGCGCCGGATTGATGGTCTTTGGGATTTGGCCGATCTGATTGAAGAGCGGCTTTGGAAGACGCCGACAAGTGCGACTGACACATTGTATCCGTATGGTATTCCGTATTATTTGCGGTTGATGGGCACTGGCAATACCACTGACGGTTTTGTTGGTCAGACGATTAGTTATCAGGATGCTACTACTGGCACAACCTGTGCTGGAATTGATGCTTCAACGGAGTCAAAATGGCGGAATTATGCTTTCTTGTACACAAAGATTGATAACAGCTTTTTGAAGAAAGTTCGTGTGGCGTGCAAGAGGGTTAATTTCAAGGCCCCGATGAATATAATCGATCCGGCCCAAAAGCGAAATGCTCAGAAGCGGATTTATACCAATTTTGATAATTGGGCAGAGTTGATGGATTTGGCCGATGCCAAGGATGACAACCATAGCGGCAAGGACGTGCTCGGCAATCTGAAGGTTTCGGATGGTGGT